AGTTTGATGTGCTCGAGTACGGAAATCGCGGTGCGCTCGATCTGCTGCTTAACGCGTGGCAGTCACGGGTATATGCCGTACCGGTATGGACCGATAAATCGCGCCTATCTGCGCCCCTGAGTGCAGGGGCGACCAGCATTGCGACCAGTACGACGGATCTCGACTATCACACCGGCGGACTCGTGGTGGTCGGCAATACGGCGGGCGCGACGGAAGCACTCGAGATTCTCTCTCTGACCGAAAGCAGCTTGGCGTTAAAGCGACCGGTCATCGGCAACTGGCCTGCAGGCGCATGGATCGCTCCCGCGCGACTTGCGCGGTTACCAGCCTCGCAGACCGTCACCCGGCCGACCGCTGCGATGTCGCAGGCGAAACTCCGATTTGACCTTGAGGATCTCGTGCTACCGGTAACCGCGGCAAGTTCCCCCGTGCAGTACCGCGGCTATGACACCTTACTTCACTACCCCAATAGGGTGGAGGACGTAACGGTGGAGTACCAGCGGCTTACCGATGTGCTCGACTATCAAACCGGCACGCCGATTGTGACGGACGCGCCAAATAGACCCTTCATCGTTCGCCAGTACGAGTTCCTGTTAGTCGACCGAAGCGATATCACGACGATGCGCCGCTGGCTCCTTGCACGTGGGGGGCGGCAGGTGCCGGTGTGGGTGCCGACATGGGAGCGGGGAGTGGAGGTCGTGGCCGCATTTACCTCAGACGCGACAGAGATTTTGGTTGAATCGCGCGGCTTCTCAACCTACTACGCGGCAATGCCCGGTCGGCAAGATATCGCCTTTCTACATAACGACGGGTCGTGGACGCTACGCCAGATCAGCGCGTTCGAGTACGTGGATGGTGTCGTCGAGCGCATGCGCCTCAACGCTTCGCTTGGTCGGGCGGGCATGGCGGAGGATTTCAAGATCGTCTGTTTTTTAGAGCTCGCTCGGCTCGATAGCGACGCGATCGAGATTTTCTTCGAGACTGACAAAATCGCTCGTGTGAGCGTTCCGCTGCGGAGCGTGAGCGCGTGAGTTACGGAAGTCTCGAGGGGAGCATCCACGCGGGTAGTCCGGTGGAACTTTATAGATTCGCACTCGGCACCTCAGTCTGGCGTTACACCTCAGCGCAGAGCGTGATTTCCCGTGGCGGTGAGAGCTACATGCCGGCCCCGATTCGTCGCTCCGAAATTGAGCAGACGCAGGAGTTCGGGCGCGCGATGCTCACGATTGATGCCGCGCTGACCCTCGACGTTGCCGAAGCATTCATCTCAACTCCGCCTGATGGCGTGCTCTCGCTGACAATTTTTCGCGGTCACCTTGGCGATCTGGATAACGAGATCATCACTTGGTGGAAGGGGCGCGTAGTGACCGTGATATTCGGCAACGCCACCGCGACCTTACGGTGCGAGCCGATTTTTACCACCCTCAAGCGATCAGGTCGTCGAGCAAACTATCAGCTCAACTGCCGACATCCGCTCTACCACGCCGGTTGCAAGGTCAATGCAGCCGATTACAAATCAACCGGCTTCGTTGAGAACGTCGTCGGCCTTGAGGTGACATCGTCCGTCGTGCTCGCAAAGCCAAGCGGATGGTTCGTCGGTGGACGATTTGCTGCCGCCGGTGCGCAACGTTTGATCATTTCAAGTTCAGGAAACGCGATCACACTCTCCGCACCGATCCCGTCGCTCGTCTCTGGTGTCGCTTTTGAGGCGTATCCGGGGTGCGATCACACGCTCGCCACCTGCACGGCAAAGTTTAATAACCATCTTAACTTCGGCGGCTTCCCGTATATCCCTGTCAAAAATCCCTTCGCTGGGGATGCACTCGTCTGAGGCTTTTCGATGTGGCAGCAGCTCATTGTGTGGGTCATCACAACCGCGCTCTCCTCACTGCTTGCCCCTCGCCCAAAAGCCACCACTCCCAAGCCCGGTGACGTGGAAGCACCAATTGCCGCCACCGACAGCCCGATTCCGGTGCTCTTTGGCACCCGAATGATCAAACAACCGAACTGCGTGTGGTTTGGTGACGTTCGAACGACCCCGATCAAGAGCTCCGGAGGAGGCAAGAAGTGATCGCAACCCATCAGGACGCGAAGGCGCTCGGGTACTGCAACGCGGGGATGCGTCTGTGGTTTCCGCGGGAAGGGGTGACCTTCGAGATGTTTCGTCTTCAAGGCGTATCAACCGCATGGTTACGCTTGACCGGGGACGCGATGGCGATTCGATTTGCTGAGTTTGTCGAGCGTCGTAGCGACGAGCAGGTGAGCGATGGGGAGTAAAGGCGGCAGTGTGACCGTCGGCTACCGCTATTACGCCGGCATGCACTTGGCGCTCTGTCATGGCCCAATCGACTCGCTGAATAAGATCGTCGTCGGTGAGCGCGTCGCGTGGTCGGGCGCTCAGACAAGCAGTGGCCAGATCACGATCAACCAGCCTGAGCTATTTGGAGGCGATGATCGCGAGGGTGGCATCGTCGGCGCGGTGGATTTGGTGATCGGGGATCCCGCCGATGGGCAGAACGATTACCTGATCGAAAAACTCGGGTCGACGGTGCCTGCCTTTCGCGGCGTGGTCTCGCTTGTTTTACGACAGCCTCAGCTCTCTGCGCTGAATCCCTACATCAAGCCGTGGAGCGCAGAACTCACAAGAATCATTCGAAGATCCGATGGTTCACCCCAGTGGTACTCGACCAACGCGGCGATTAACGGCGATATGAATCCTGCGCACGTGATTCATGAGTGTTTGACGGATCGCGTATGGGGCCGCGGGTATGGGCTCTCAGATATTGATGATGCTTCTTTTCGCGCCGCAGCCGACACCTTATACGCGGAAGGGTTTGGCATCTCATTGCTCTGGGATCAGTCCCAAGACATCGATGCGCTGATCGAGCGTGTGCTGCAGCATATCGACGGATCGCTTTACGTGAGTCCGCGAACGGGGCTCTTCATATTGAGGCTCACCCGCGATGATTACACTGTCGCAGCCATCCCTGTGCTCAATGAGTCCAATATTCTTGCTCTGGAGTCCTTTGAGCGAACGCTGCCGGAGGAGCTCGTCAACCAAGTCACGCTGTCGTATCACGACCGCGAAACCGACAAGAGCGTGTCAATTTCCGTCCAAGACATCGCGGGCATAGAGCGCAACTTCGGCGAGGTCAAAGATGCAAAGGTGAGTTATGAGGGCGTGACGAATGGCGCTTTGGCGGCACGCCTCGCGATGCGCGATCTGCGGCAGCTCTCATCAACGCTTGCGAAGGTGACGCTCGTTGCGAACCGCGCAGCGGCCTCGCTCAATATTGGTGATGTTTTCACACTCACGTGGCCCGAATTGCAGATCCAGCAGATCGTCTGTCGTGTTGTACAGATCAGCTTCGGGACGCTCACCGACGGTCGTGTGCGTATCACCTGTATCGAGGACGTATTTGGATTGCCGCAGGCGGTGTATTTCTCGCCAGCGACGAGCGGCTGGATCGATCCCCGGCAGGCACCCGTCGCGGCACCGAATGCTGCGGTAGGGGAGTTGCCCTACTGGACCATTATCCGAGAGATCACAGGAGACTCGACGACGGCGCAGAGCGAAATCGATCCTATGGGCGGTGTGCTCGCGGTGTATTCACCGCGGCCCTCCAGTGCTGCTATCAACTACACCTTAATGAGCCGACAGGGGGCGGCGGCATTCTCTAAGGTGGGCGTCGGCGACTTTGCGCCGACGGGTGTCTTGGTTGGCTCAATCGGTCAAACAGAAACGGCGATCTCGCTTGCCGATCGAGTAGATCTGGATCTGGTGGCTCTCAATACCTACGCGCTGATCGATCAAGAGTTGGTGGCGGTCAAAACGATCAACGCCAGCACCGGTGCCGTGACGGTGGATCGCGGCGTACTCGATACCGTGCCGACGGCCCATGCAGCCGGTGCGCGAATGACCTTCATCGAGGGCGCGCAGTTTTTCACGAACACTCAGTATCTCGAGGGCGAAAGCCTGCAAGCCAAGGTGCTGCCCTCGACAGGGATCGGAACCTTCGCAGAAGGGTCTGCGACGGCCTTGAACTACACGTTCGCCAAGCGGCAGATCCGGCCGTATCCACCGGGACGAATTCGGGTAAATGACTCGGATTACAGCCTGAGCTTCATTACCGGAGCCGTGACCGTGTCTTGGGCTCATCGAAGCCGCTTGCTGCAGACGGCGTACCTCGTGACGCAAAGCGAAGCGAATATTGGCCCGGAAGCGGGCACGACTTACACCGTGAGGATCTACGGCGAGGCGGGGAGTCTGCGGCATACGGAGAATGGCCTAACCGGTACAAGTTGGACCTATCCGATTGCCACCGAGGTCAGCGAGAGCGGTCTTGGACGCCCGAACGAGTCGCTTCTGATCAAGATCGAGGCGGTGCGCGACGGCCACACGAGTTGGCAGGCGCAGCAAATCGCGATCCCGGAGTGTCGTGGCTACGGGATGTTTTACGGCGCAACGTACGGAGAGTGAGATGGCAGCATCAACAGGTCCTAATCTCGGCGTGAGTTATGGCTGGACCTTTCGAGAGTCCGGTTGGAGCGGCGGTATGGACGCCAACCTAAAGCTACTGGATGCGATCCTGCAGCTCTCCGTGAAATCGCGCGCATTAGCGACGCCCCCAGCATCTCCGGCTAACGGAGATCGGTACATCGTCGCCGCAAGTCCTACCGGCGCATGGGCTGGTAAGGCGGGGCAGGTCGCCGTTCGCATCGAGGCTACATGGTCATTCTTCGTTCCAAAAGTTGGCTGGACAGCCTTCATCGAGGACGAAAACGTGCTCAGCGCTTACAAGAGTACCGGCTGGAGCACTGGTATCGCGATCTAAGCATTTTCAGGAAATCGTTTTGTTGAACCCGCCCTCGAGGCGGGTTTTTATTTTTGGGAGACAGTGCATGAACGATGTTCAGATTCGTCCTCGCGACGATAGTCCGCTCGTACTGCGTGCCGAGGATCTCGATGAGCTGCTCGCCCGTGCCGCACAGCGCGGTGCAGAGCATGCGCTCGCTTCGCTTGGCTTGGAGAACGGGCACGCTGCGGAAGACATTCGCGATCTGCGGAGCCTCATTGACTCGTGGCGCGAGGCGCGTCGTACCGCGTGGCAGACGGTGATCAAGGTGGTGACGACGGGCATTTTGGCGGCGCTTCTGGTGGGTGCAGCGATCAAGTTTCGTCTGATGGGTCAGCCACAATGATCGAGACACTCCTGGGCGGTGCATTAGGGGGTGCTTTTCGCCTGGCGCCGGAGGTGCTCAAGTGGCTCGATCGAAAGGGCGAGCGAGGGCATGAACTTGCGATGCAGGACAAAGCGCTTGAGTTCGAGAGGCTTCGCGGGGCTCAGCGAATGGCGGAGATCGGCGCAGGAGCCGACGCGGCGTGGAATACGGGCGCGCTTGAGGCTCTCAAAGAGTCGATTGCTGGTCAGAGTCGCCGAAGTGGCGTCAGATGGGCCGACGCGCTCTCCGCAAGCGTCCGACCGGTGATTACCTACTGGTTTATGGGTCTGTATTGCGCGGCAAAAACAGCCGCCTTTATGGTGGTCGTGTCGGCCGGCGCAAGTTGGTCAGAGGCAATACCAGCCGCGTGGACAGATGCCGATCAGGCGCTTTGGGCGGGCGTACTGAATTTCTGGTTCCTAGGTCGCGTCTTCGATCGTGTTCGGCCGTGATTGCTGTTCCGCGCGAGGCCATAGAACTCGCAAAACGATTTGAGGGATTTCACCGTGTACCCCGGTCCGATCCCGGCAGGGCGCATCCGTATGTTTGTCCGGCAGGATATTGGACGATCGGCTACGGCCGGCTGTGTAGGCCCGATCACCGGCCAATCACTGAAGCAGAGGCGGTCGTGTTCCTTGAGCAGGATCTACAAGCGGCCCTTCGCGCGACGCTTCGATACTGCCCTGTACTTGCCTCCGAGTCAGATGGGCGTTTGGCAGCGGTCGTCGACTTCACGTTCAACCTCGGCGCAGGGCGGCTGCAAACGTCGACGCTGCGGCGTCGGGTGAACCAGAGGGACTGGGCCGCCGCCAGCACGGAGCTGCGGCGCTGGGTTTACGGAGGAGGCCGAGTCTTGCCAGGGCTGGTTGCTCGCAGAGAGGCCGAGGCTGCTTGGCTTCTTCTCAACAGTCAATCCAAAAATATGTGAAAAACTTCATTCGCCCGAGTGTGGAAAAACCAGGGAAAAGCACGTGACGCCTTGCGCAGACTTCACACTGGCGCGCCCACCATGAGCCTCGACAATCGCCTTGGTGATGGCCAAGCCGAGCCCAGCGCCATCGGAGGTCGGATGAGCGCGCGCGGGGTCGGCGCGGTAGAAGCGGTCAAACAGTCGCGGTAGCACCTGGGGATCGATGTCTTCGCCAGTGTTCTCCACAGAAACCTCGGTGCCGGCTGGCCGCTCAGCCACCATGATCCGGACGTGGCCACCTGCCGGGGCATGGCGTAGCGCATTCGACAGCAGGTTGCTCAACGCGCGGCGGAACATCAGGCGATCCC